GCCAATTGCCATATCAGAGCTAAAGATAGAATCGAGGGAGTCATCAACATCAACAAGAACACAGCTAGCAAATTGTCGAAGTGGAGTTCGCACTCCCGCCATGATAGGTGTGGGAATGTTGATTTTGTGCTTCGAGATTGCGTCATAGTACCTCTTCACATAAGAGAGACGTGTTTCCTTAGGATACTCTTGGAAGATTGTCAGAGCAATCATGATGTACATGAACTGGGGAGTCTCATAGACTTGCCCAGTACTTCTATCCTGTACAAGATATTTATCCACAACCTGACGCAATCCAGCATAGGTGAACAGCATGTCACGGTCATGGTCAACCCATGCAGATACTCTATCAATCTCTTCCAAAGAATACTTCTCAAAGATTTGCTTATCATACAGACCTTTGTAAGCACACTTGGTGATGTGATCTCTCAGAGAAGGTGCATCACCTTTCTTATTCTCAAATACTCTCTTCCTCAAACTAAAGAGAAGAAGTCTGGCAGCAACAAACTGATAGTTAGGATGCTCAAGGTCAATCAAGTCACTGGCACTACGAATCAGGATTTCCTGAATCTCATCAGTGGTTACACCATCATAAAACTGAATACCAGATTGCATCTCAACTTGTGATGCAGACACCCCAGAAAGACCTCTGGTTGCCTCATCAACCATCTTGTGCATCTTATCCAGATCAAGAGATTCAATTTCTCCACTTCTCTTTGTTACTTTGATTCCGTTGCTCATATTTTCTTCCAGGTGGTAAACTTCAGTTTTGCTTGTAGACCTTGATAAGTGTTTGATTGTATCATATTTTTTACATCATGTCCAGCAAGGACCATATCATTTATGTCCTTCTCTTGAATGTTACTTGGCCAAATCACAACTGCTTGTTGGTCTGCAATTGCACTTTCGATGCGTCTAACAATCTCTGTGTTTCTTGGTTCATTGTCATAGATCCAAACAGGATTGCTAATCCCCCAACCACTAAGATCAACATCAGCTCCGCACATAGCAATCGAATTTGGAATGAACGTGCTGTCGAATGGTCCTTCTGTAACATAGACTGGAGCATCTGTTCTGATGTTATCAAGTCCATAGATCTTTGGCGCATCTTCATCAAACATGATGGTTAAGTATTTAATAGGGTTTGAAGAGAGTGCTCTTCCTTGAACCCCAATAAGTTCTCCATCCCTGACAAGAGGAATAATTACTCTTTCCTCACCATACTTTACATATGCAGATTCAAAAGTATCAGGTTTGATTGTGTTGATAAACTCTTTGAAATTCTTTGCATAGTAAAACTCCCCATCAAAGATTGCTCTTGCATTAAGATATGCTCTTGACACATTCACATCAAATGCAGATGGAAGGTCAATACCAATCTTTTTCTTGAATTCTGGTTTTGAGTCAATCTTTTTGAAAACTTCCTCAGGAGTTTCAGTGACAAAGTTTTTACCAGTATGCCCTTCCTTAAACTTCTCAAAGGTGTATTGTTTGTGTAGAACTGTATCTAAGTCCTTGAGAAAGTTATTGAAAGAGATATTAACTCCACAGTTGTGACACTTGAAGTTAGTATTGTTTTTTACTTGGTAAAGGTAACCTCTTGCCTTGTTTTTATTCTTTTTAGAATCCCCACAGATTGGGCAACGAAAGTTGTAGAGGTTGTTCTTTACTTTTTTGAACTTTGAAAATCTGGAAGAAATCAAATTGATGTACTTTACATCAATAAAATCCATGTTAACTACTCTTGCTCCACTCCATTGTAGGTGGTTCTGCTTGTGTAGTCAAGATCTTGGTAACCCAACTGGAATTGTTCGCAACAAATGAGAGCATAGCAACTGCTCCAATGGATATCCATACCCTCTGTTCTAATCTACGTATTCTTTGCAATACATTGTCATGATCGAGGTCCATTTTATCACGGAGTTTGTCAATCTTTGCAAATAATATACTGTCGATTTCTTCTTGCTTTGATATGCGCTCTTCATGGACTGCAAGCATTCTACTTACAGTAGTATTTACTTCACTTAGTTTTTCAATAGCTGCATCAAGTTTGATTATAACTGGTTTTAGATCTTCTAACTTTTGCTCAAGAAGAGCTACCTTTACTTCTTCCATTATGGGGAGTGAAATATGGATTGAAATTCAATGCATTTTTCATTCTCTTTTTTTCTTCCCTCTTCTCTCTCTTCTTCATCAACTGATCAATATACTTCTTGACATACTTTCTTCTGCCATCAATCTTCAATGGTTTATCATAACCAGCAGTTGGACCTGCAGGATCAGAAGAACCACTAAAACCACCAGAACCACCAGGAGGATTTGCTACCATCCCCTCTTCACTGACGCTGAACTCTTGATACATTGCTGATCTGAATGCATCAATGATCCTGTCAATCTTATCTTTTTCCATTGGTGATCTTCTCCAGTTCCTCTAAACACCTTTGATCCATATCAATATCATGAATATAGCATTTTGGAAACTCTGGAAGTTTATCCAAAAATACTATAAAAGTTTTTATGGAAGACCAAAGTTCTCTTTCAATTTTGAAAAACAGCATGGGGGTAGTGGCATCCCCAAAAATATTGTAGAGGATGATAAAATGATTGATCAATAAATGAACCTTAAGTTCTCCACTACCCTTATACCTCTTGAGAAGTCTTTTGATGTACTTGAAATGATTCAGGTCTTTCTCAAAATCTTCTCTTGTTACTGCCTGTGGATTTTCATAATGTTTGATGGCAAAGAGGAGAAAGTTCTCCTCATTCAATTCACTAAAAATCATTTAATCAATTAGGTGTAGGATATGCAATACCTTCGCTTCCAGTTGAAATACCAGACATTGCAACTAAAGTTTCAGACTTAATTCTGAAGTTACCATGGTTGTCAATGTAGGTCTGAACACCAACCCAACCAGCATGTTGGAATCCACTGTATCCAATAGCAGGAAGTGATGCACTTGCAGTTGTTGTGGAAATACCATAAACAATCTTGTCATAACCATCAACCAGTCTGGTGATTGTTACACCAGTTCCTGCATTAATGGTGAGACCTGCACCAATGACAGACTCAAGAACAACACCAGTGCTACCAATGGATGCAATTCTTGTATCAACACCAGAAGCAGATACCAGGTGGTCACCAACCTGAATTACATCTGTTCCCATGTTATCAAGTCCAACAGTAGAGAATCCTGCTGGTGCTTCAACAGTTGCAGTTGTGAAGAAAATATTGGTATGTGATGGTGCAACAAAATTAGTTTCAGAATATGAAGAATCACCAACAGTATAACCAGGAAGTTCTGAAACGAAGAAATCAGTTGAAGCAATGGCAGCTCCACTCAAACCAGCAGTTGAACCAATGGTCAGTTGAGTTGTTGATGCAATACCAACAATAACTGCATCACCAAAATAAGTACCACCACTACCTCTGATACCAAATCTAATCACATCACCAGTTGCAGCAGCACCAACGTTACCAAAGGTTGTACCACTTCCAGTTACAATCAGAGTATCATAGTCAAGAGACACTGTTCCGCCTGAGAACACATTATCGTTATTACCCCAAAGTGCCATGTCTTTGCCCTGAATAAAATTTATTTGCTATAAGATATTTATAAAAAAGGAGACCCTGTGGTCTCCTCTAAAATCACTCTTCTCTCTTTCTGATTGCTGCTGCAACTGTTTCCAGAAGTTTGTCATCCATGTCTGTTTTAGTCAACTTGACTGCTTTTTCAAGGATGACCAGGCAGATATCAATCAGTTTTTCACCAAGTTCCTCATTGTCAGGAATCTTGGCAATTGAATCTACAATGACTTTTTTAGCAAGTGGAAGTAAAAGTGAAAGCATGATTATAGTCCCAAAATAGGTCTACAATATATAGGAGTTATCACTCTCCTAAACGCTTTCCACCTCTTTCTGCAGTCAACTTAGCAGCAATTGCCATCTTCTGGCGCTCTTTCTTGGTCTTACCCTTGAACTGTGGAGCATCAGACTTATAAAAGTCCTTTACAACATCACCCATATCTGCAGTAGCAAGATTCATCTTCTCATCAACTACCTCAACATCTTCCACATACTGAGAACGATACTTGCCACCAGTTTTCTTGTGAGTATCAGCAAGTTCTGCTGCTCTTGCATCAGCATACTTTGCACTCTTTACTGGTTTGCCAATCTTCTTCTCTTTCCCTCCAGTAGGAGAACCCATTACCTGATAGGGCATCTCATTGATGTGCTCAACTTCTTCAGATGCAACAGTAGAATCAGCAGCAGATGTTTGCTTCTGACTCATCAACTTCTTTCTGATTTCTAACTTCTTACGATCAAGTTGAAGTTGTCTTCTTTGCACATTCTGCATCTGGGTATTGGAAGCACCACCCATTTCCTCTTCAACCTCAACAACCTCAAGAATAGTTCCACCAATTTCCTCAAATGCTTCCTTCATAGGAGGATTGATAACAACCTTATTCTTTACTTTCTTTTCCTTGATTTGCTTTTCAGATTCAGTATCAGTTTCTGGTTCATCAACTTCAAAGATAAACTCCTCTCTCCAATTATAGAATTGCTCTTTGGTTACTACCTTTTTCTTCTTGCCTAATGCCTTACCACCTTTAGGATTGTTCTTTCCAGAAACACCTCTATTTTCCTCTGCCTCATCATGATCAAACTCATCATCATCCATAGGATCATAAGATGATTCAACAACTTTCTTTGCTGCTTTCTTAGCAGCCATCTTTGCCTTGATTCTTTCTCTTGCTGCTTCTTGCTCAGACTTAGAAATACCTGCAACAGCACCTAACTTCTCAGCAGGTTTTCCTGCCTCATAACCTACACCAGATTCTTCAACATACTCAACTTCTTCTTTGTGAGCAGCGCCACCAGTCAAACCAAGTTTTTCTTTTACTGCTTGTCTTTCAGTAGAAGTTGCTTGGACAGAACCAATGTAATCATTATATGCCTTTGACAGTTCAACACCTTCTTTACGTGCTCTATACCTGACTGCCTTTACAATCTGAGCTACTCTAGCCTGCTGTTCTTCAGGACCTTGCTCTGCAATGTTCTGCATGTAGAGAGCAGACAACTCATTCAGGTTTTTATCCATGACGCTATAATGGACTACTTTTTCTTATACTTATTTATGAAATCCTTTATATTTGTTTTTGGACCCTTGTATGGTTTTGCTCCAGGTTGAAGATTGGTCTTATCTCCTTTCTCAAAACCAGGTGTCATATCAGCAGCATACTTGAAGTATCCAGTAGTTCCAGCAAGAGTATTTGGTTTACCAGGAACTCTTTCCTTACTATCCATTCTCTTCTCAGAATACTCACAAAGATCTCTGACCCATGACTTGAACATAACATTGTCTTCAGTCACACAGATGAGATAGTTAGTACCTCTACGAATAACTCTACCCACCAAACCTGTGTTGAGATTCTCTACCAACTGATTCATCTTAAAGATTTTACCAGTCACATAGTTCTCTCTAAGATTCTTCCAGTCAAACTTAGGAGCAATCTCCCAGAGATTCCAACCTTCTCTCACACCCATTTGCTTTCTGAGTGTATTGAAAAGTTGTTTGGTTGCCTTATCATCAAGTGCAGATGGAACTCCACTTCTAAAAGAAGCAAAGTCATTTTCTGCTGCTGCTTTCCTCATTTTGGAAGCAGACATTCCTTCTACACCTTCTGCATCAGGATCACGCTCTCCAGCAGATACAGTTTCTACAGCAGAGAAGTCATACAGTTTGCCATTGTAATCACCAGAGAGTTTTGAGAACTCTTTAACTCTATCATCACCAACAACAATCTTCACATTAGAATATCCATCCTGGTGTGCTTGCTTCAGAACATCAAAGATAGTTTTTGCATTTGGATCATTGACAATGCTACCAGCATGATCTGGGAACATCTTCTGCATATACTCATGTTTCTGATCTGGATCCAGTGGATTCTTCTTTGGATCATTAGATCTTGATGGGTAGATTCTCAGTCCACCCTTACCTGCAGTTTTCTTTGCAGCATCTAAAAGTTTTTGGTGACCAACTGTTGGAGGATTGAACCTACCAAATACAACAGTCATCTCACCACGATCTTCTTTAGGTGAACCATCTGCTCTTGTAGGAGCAGGCATTCTCCTTGGTGTACCATCAGCAAAAGTACCAAACTCACCCTCTACCTGTGGTGCTTGTTGTACTTGCTTTTGTTCTGGTTCCTTTTCTTGTGCAGCAGGTTTCTTCTGTGCTACTGGTTCTTCTTCTTTCTTGACTTGCTTTTTATCAAGCATTTCAAGTTTACCAGCAACAGTTCTTGCTACCAGTTTACCATCTTTGTCATACCATTGACCATGACCATCACCAGTGAGCTTCAACTTCTGAGCTTGCTCAGATGCTTGAGAACTCCTTGCCTCTGACAGAAAACTAAAAAAGGACTTCATGTGTATATGGTAATACTATTCCAATTAGAAATATTTATGAACCTGCCAAACTGAATACATCAGTATCAGTTTCAGGAGCAAGTCCAGTTTCATCACTAAACTTCTTCAAATCATTCTTGGATGGTTCAGCAATCCTCTTCTTTGCCATCTCATGATACTCATCAGAGAGATCAAAACCAATGTAGTCATGACCCAACAGAGTTGCAGCAAGACCAGTAGTTCCAGAACCACTGTAAGGATCAAGGACAACACCAGGTTCTTGCATCACTGCATGGATGCACCTGGTAGGAAGTTGAATAGGATAAGGTGCAGGATGAGGATTCTTCATCTCAGGACCAAACTTCCAGACACTGGTCCACTCAGCACACTTCCTGGGAAGGCGAGGATGCTTGGAACCTTTGCACAACCAGAAGATTCTTTCATCAGTTTGAATGAACCTGTAACCAGAGATCTCAGGACCACTACCACGATTCCAGACAATCTCTTCCCTGATGTTCCACTTGGTTTTGGTCAACCATGCCCAAGGTGAAATAGCATCACCCTTGAAATACCTTACCTTGTGATTGTAGAACAGTGAACCACCCTCTTTGGTTTTGTCAAAGAGAATGTTCAGTAGTTCAATTTGCTGCTCTTGATACTCATCTTCAGGGAGGGTATCATCAAAAGCAGCATACTCAATTTTACGAAACAATCCACCACCAACACCACACTTGTTGTATGGAGGGGAAGTCACAGTGCAGTTGATAGAATTATCCTCAAGACCCTTTGCAAGTTCAATGCAGTTACCAGTCCTCAGGTCAATCATAGTCATACTCAGATATGGGAATATTGTAGCAGGTCAGGAGATGGTTGTCAAGTTACTGGACCTTGATGAATGGTCCTGCCAGGTCCTCTTGACTGATATTCATCTTAGATGAAAGAAAGTAAGCGTGAGAAATTAGTTCACCAAGAAGATGCTTCTTATCTGCTTCATAGAACATCTTGATATATCTAAGATGCCTCAACTTTGCTCTTATCTTTTGATCCATATTCTTACCACCAGGTTTTCCCTGATCCATCAAAGCAATTCCTTGAATGAACTCTGCAGGTGAAACTTTCTTACCAGATATTTTAAATGTTCCAAGATCAATAGGAACATTAGGTCTTTTATGGTTGATTATATCTTCAATATACTTTTGCCAGTACTTGGTTTCCTGATCATTCAATTTTCTATTCATAGGAATATTATGATTGATATCTTCCCCAGTATATTTGTGAACTAACTCTGCCATCTTTGGTCCAGGAATAGAACCGTTTCTTGCAGTTGCTGTTGTATATTTTCCTTTATTGTTTAGAACCAGATCTCTTGGTTCTGTAGCATCTGCAGTTTTACTTGATCCCTTACTTTCCCAACTATACTTTTTAGCATAAGTTCCTGCTTCAAATCTTGCGGCAAATCTCAAAGAGTTTCCAGCAAAATCAATACCACCTCTTTCAGTTACATCCATAACTGTTTTCAAAGCAGTTTCAATAGATCCATTCTTCACTTCCAGACCATCAGGACCCAACTCTAAGTTTGTGGGTGTAACTTTTACATCAGCACCTCTGGTCTTCTGTTTTAGAGATATTGGGAGCAAAACCTTTGCGCTCAATCTTTGAGACATGTACCTGTTCACAGTTCCAACATAAATCTCAGGATCCAGATCTGAAAAGGTCTCTTTCAAATCATCTACATCTCTCTTCATCTTAGCATTATCTGCCCTCTTTACCATGTAAACATCAGCAGTATTCCAAGAGTCCTTTTTGTTTGAGAATATTTTCTTTTGTTCTCTGGAAAAAGAATCCCAAATGTAATTGATGATATCTGTCTGATCTCCTGCAGGAATAGTTTTCACTCTTCCATCATAGTGTGCATACAACCAAGTACCATCTCTTGTTCCTGGAGTATGACCAATATACTTCATAAGAGCATCTGCGCCAGCAAGAATGCCCTCTCTCCATTCTGATGACATACCAGGATACTCCTGATCCATTGCCTTTGTCATTTCAGGACTTAGACCAGGAGTAGTGGATTGACCATCATTTATAGCTTGATAATAACAGGCAATGGTTGCTGCCTCAAATTTAGCAGTATCAGCCATTTATTAAACCTCAGAGCTTATTGATGATTGCCTCAATCTCTTGTGCAGTGAACTTGCCAGTTGCTTCAAGTTCTTCCTTGAACTGAGGATGATCATCAAGTTTCATGCCACGCTTCTTCTCAAGACGTGCTTTCTGTGCCTTGGAATCATTACCTCTGATGTTCTTACCACCCATCTGATCCTTACCAGTTGCACCAGCAATGATGTCACCTCTGGTTACCTTATCATATGGAGGATAGTTGTTGGCAAGGTTACCATCACCTTTCTTCTCAGAAACAAACTCTTCCTTCTTCAGGTTTGCTTTACGATACTGAAGATCAGCACGAGTGCCAGCATCCATCTTACCCTGTGACTTGGGTTTGGTCTTGCCACCTACATCAGGTTGCATACCAGGGTTTGCTGCCTTGACTCTGCGACCATGAGTATACTCAGCACCAGATTGCTTAGAGTCACCAGAGACCATCTTGCCACCAGAGGAGCGGGAGTCAGCATACTCTTTGTCAGACTGACCATGCTTACCCTTGTAGAGTTCAAGCAGACCATTCTTGACACCTGCTCTATCTTCTGCAACCAGGCTGTTATGGAGTCTTACATTGCCATTCTCATGGCTGAACTTGCGACTCCAGTTGTCTTGAAGTGACTTACCTTTGCGATACAGTGCATAGGACTCAACAGCAGTTCTTGCTGACTTCTCCTTGACTCTACCAAAGACCTTCTCAAAGGTTTCTTTCAGTCTTTCAATTTTTGCTTGTCTTCCAGGATTGGTGCTTGAAGGAAGAATACCTTCAACAATTGCTTGGCACTCAGCAACTGTCTTTCCTTCAGCAAACATTACTTCCAGAATTTCCTCTGCAATCTCACAAAGGTCACCATCAGTCAGACGAGAAAGGTTCATCTCACTGATTGAATCTCTACCCTTATCAAGATTCTCTTTTACTTCTTTGTTATGGACAGCACCATATGCTTCCATAAAACTACGCATCTCTGCAGACATGTCTCTAATGCATATTATTTCCTTTCTTTATTTATATTCTCAAGATATTTCCTTTCTTCTGCATAGATTGAAGAGGGATTGAGATAGATTTCAACCCCATGTTGAATGTCTGGAATCAACCATTGATCAATCTTACTACAATGTTCCCAGTTTGCTGGCACAGTAATACACGGAACAAAAACCATCTGAAAAAATACAACAGCATAGTTCCAGATGGTATACATTATTCTTCCTCTTTCTTTTTGTTGAAACCAAATGGTTCACTTTTGTCTTCCAGTGCAATTTTTAGTGCAACACTACCAACTGCTTCCATGACTTTCAGAATGTCTTCTGGTTTAGCATCAGGTCCAAGTGTGGTGGCAACATAATTATACTTTGGCCAAAATGTTTCACCAGCTTTGATATAATCGTCAAGTGTTAGTAGTTTCATTTTCCAACTCCTTAGAAATTGCATCATCAAGATCAGTGATCACTTCACGAATCTCAAAGACACGCTCAGGAACATATTCAGTCCCATAACCTTTTTGTGCTTCAAACAGAACTTGACGAACTGCTGCTGCAGCACGCAAAGGAATTTCAATAGTTACACTTTTCATACTTCATACTTATCAAACAGTTTTCTAATATTTTGAGTGATATCCATTCCACCAGTATAGGTTTCAAGGAGTTCACCATTCTCATCAGTAATGATAAGAACTGGAGTAGCAGTCACTCCATACTTCTTGGCAAGATCAAGATTCTCTTGTGGGATTGGAGTGTCTGCAAAGTCATCAAGATAAACTTCTTCAATGACATCAGTCCTCTCATCTTTGAGAGCATTGAAATACTTCTTGACCAGTCCACAAGGACCACATGATTCCTTTGTGAAAATAATAAACTTACTCACACATCACCCTCCTTACGATTCTCAGAGAAGTATACATCAAAGGCACCTTCAGGATAACGTGCCAACAGTTTTTCAACATTCATTTCAACAATCTCCTCAAGAGAGACATTCATACCAATACATGCCTGCATAACATACCACATGATGTCACCCAGTTCACGCTTCAGGTGGAAGATATTTTCTTCAGTTGGTTCTTTACCTTGGAAAATAATCTTCTTAATGACTTCAGTAAACTCTCCTGCCTCAGCAGACATTCCTACAGCAGCAGTAAGCAGTCGCTCGGAAGGAAAGTTCTTTTCTTTAAGATAGGCAAGACGCTCAAAGAATACGTCATTGTGCTTGCTTTCATTAGAGGTGACTTCATTGACAAACTCTTTATATTTTTCAAAATCAACATGCTTTGTCATGGTTCAAAAGGTTGTAGTTCAGATTCAGGTAAAATTTGTTGAGCAGGAAGTTCAAGGTCTGGTGCCACAATTACATGTGGAACATCAACAGTCCTGGGTGTATGTGGCAAGTAAATCTTCTCATATGTAAATGTTGGATTTGCTGCCAAGAAGTTATTGACATCTGCCATACTTCCACAATGACAGTACCTCTCACCATCTTCAGTCCTCACTTCATAATAGTGAGGAAGATTACTTTTAGTAAGTTGAGTTTGTAGTTTTCTTGTGGTGAGTCCCATCAGAATTTAAATCCATCAAATGATTTTTTGGGTTTTTGACTTTCTTCATAATCATACTCTTCCTCCCTCTTATTGTCAAGAAGATCATCCTGTGCTGCCTGCTCACAATCATAAAGGCGCATCTTGGCACGATCAATACCAACAACAAACCTCTTATGAATAGTGGGATCATTGTACCTATTCTTCAACTGCTTCACAAGTATCTGTCCCAGTGATTCGAGCTCTTCAGTGCTAATAAGGGCAAACATAAGATCAGCAGTAGCAGGGAGACCAAAGGACTCAGAAGTGTCAGTAAGCTCAACGTCACTGCTACCATAACCAGAACGAGTGGTCTGCGTGGCAGAAACGATAGGGACGTTTGCTTCAACAGCCAACCCTCTAAGCTCCTCAGCAATTGCTTTAATATACGAATATGAATTGACAGTGCTGTTTCCCCTATACCTGCTGGAAGCACAAATATTAAGGTAATCAATGAAAATAATATCAGGTCTAAATGACTTCTTAAGTGCAAGTTCATTAAGAAGTGACTTGAAATGTCCAGCATGAGCAGAGGCAGTAGGATACTCTTTGATGATTAGAGTCCCCTGTGTTTTCTTAGCAAGGTTATTTACCTTGGTCTCAAACATTGACTTTGGAAGTTCAGTAATGTCCTGAATATTAACATTCAGAAGATTAGCATCAATTCTTTCTGCAATTTTTTCTTCAGCCATCTCAAGCGTGATGTATAGGACGTTTTTGCCCTGTAGGAGAACTGAACTTGCGTGATGACACATGAACAGAGATTTACCAACACCAGTGCCAGCCAAAGCAATATTAAGAGTTTTGTTTGGTAGACCACCCTTCGTAATCTTGTTGAAAAACTCAAGGTCGAATTCAATCTTGTCTTCCTTCCTATGGTAGGACTCATATCTAAGCTCATAATCTTCAAGGTAATCGTGACCAACGTGATTATCAAAACTTACTGCCAGAGCATCAGACAAAATGCTGGGGATAGCATCTGGAGTTTTCTTTCCATCTTGCCCATCAGCAATGGAGATGGATTCTAATAGTGCCAAGTAGATTGCTCTCTCCCTACACCACTTCTCTGTGGTGGAGACCAACCATTCATATTCCACTGGATAATCATCCAGACAATCAATCAAATGAAGAATGTCCTTGAGGGAATCTTGATTCAGATCCTTTCTCTTTTCCACTTCAATAGAGAGAATCTCCTTTGTAGGAGATTCATTGTACTCATTAGCAAAGGAAAAGATCTCCTCAAAGACCACCTGATATTTACTTTCCTCAAAGTAATCTTTCTTGAGGAAAGGAACAACTTTTCTTAGATACTCTTCATTATTAAGTAGGTTCTTTAAAACAAGAAACTCAACCTTCTCCATAACTAAACTCTTTCTTTGCAATTTCGTCCAACTGTGCCATTACTTCTTCAGTGAAGTATTCTTCTGGTTCTTTGAGAATTTGTTTGGCATAGACTTTTTTGCCACCAATTTCATATCGTCCTGCGACATTTTTCCAAAGTCCACCGACTTCACCGAGCTCAAGAAGACCATAATAACGATCAAGACCACGCTCATCGTAGTAAAGACGTACTGTAACATCTTTGTTCTCCTTGCTCAAACGCGACTTAGCAGTCTTAGCTTTGATAAGATTGCCGACAATTTCTGTTCCATCCTTCTCTTTTTTCTTTGAGAGATAGATGATTGTACTTGCTGCATATTTGAGGCCAGAGCCTCCTCCCATTTCTTTAGTTGGTACATAAGATCCGATAACATCGTAGGTGTGGTTGGTAACGATCATTGGAATTTTAGCTTGACCCAACTTGAGAGTAAGCATACGGAATGCACCTTTGACCAGTTGCGATTTGGTCATGTCACGAACTTGTTTGTCGTTCAGTGCGTCGGTAATCTCTTTCTCTGTTGAGAGCATACCAAGAGAGTCTAGCACAAACATACAGGGTTTGCGCTCATCTACAGGTTTTTTTAAGTATATATCTACTGCTTTCAGTGCTTTGCTACGAAACTCTTCAATGGTCACAACATTGACCACAACTAACCTAGATAAATCAATTCCACGAGATTCAATCAGAGATTTGTTAACAGC